AGCATTGCTTCACCGATATATCCTTGAATATTATCTAAAAAGAAATCTGCTTCTGCAGTTGCATTTCCACCTGATGCATAGTGATATACACCAAGCAGCTTACCTGCCGATTTCGCAGCTTGATATAAACTATCACAAATAGGATTGATATATCCTGTGCCTTGTGTTGCCTTTATAATTACTGCATCACAATCAAGAGTTGTGTTATCAATACCTTCTTGCCATGAAGCTTCATCTACTACTCTTAACATTACTTACGCCTCCTTCTTTGGACCATTTAATCTAGTAAATAGGTCATTCACAAAATTGGCCCCACGAGCCGTAATAATGCCCGTAAGTACAGAACCTAAGAAAGGAACCGCCAAAGGTAATCCGATAATTACAAATAGGTCTGCGCCAGTAGCTACACAAACTAAGATAGATACCCCTAATGATCCAGCTACACTCTTGTCAAAACCTTCAGCAGAATATAAACGCTTTACATTCTCCCAAATTGCCTCAACCAATACTGCGATAATAACTAACTGTGTTAATGCTGCATTATTCATTTTTTCTTTTCCTCTTTCTATCTAAAAAGGCGGCCACTTTGGTCGCCTTAATAGCAATATTTACTTTTTGTAATCCCAGGCAGAGCCAAAGCCTGGCTCATTGCCTCTATTTCCATCAATCTTGGAAATAAACACGATACCGCGTGCGATTGCTAAATCACCCTTGTTATAAGTGACTTTTTCATCCCACGGATAAGCTTTCTTTTCTTTTGTTAAATCATCATATAGCAAAGGCGTCTTATCAGGCGTCTGGCCATCTTTTGATGTATGGTCAGAGACAACTGAATAAAGCACTCCATTGAATGCGATACGCTGGTTCTTTTTGTATTTTGTATTTGGAATCCAATCATCTAAGAATGCAATATACTTTTTGACTGTTTCAATATTCGCAGTCTGTAGAACATCGTTAACAAGCGGTCTAACTTCTTTAAAGTAATTTGCTTCAATATCTTTTTCTGGAACATCAGTCAAGATAAATGACAATGTATATCCTGTTCCAGACTTAGAAAAAGTAAGTGGCTCCGTGTACATTTTTATAGCAGGTCCATCATCGAATGATACATCATGGATCACGCCAACCTCGAACGAGTCAATTAGAATTTTTAAGTTCTCAAAAACAGCGCGCTGAAAAGTAACAACACTTTTATTGTTACTAGGAACTTCTGTAAATTTTTTCCCATCAATTAGCATTAGTAACCCTCCTAAACTGATTTAACAAAAAGTATATCTACACTTGCACCAATAGGAACATTAGGCCAACCACTAGGATTGTAGACAGTGCAGTAAACAATGTTATTCGTAAAGTTATACAACGATACAGTGCTTCTATAGTCAGTGTACGGTTGTAATAGACCAACTAATTTATATCCGGCAGGAGTAGTAATATTAATTCTGACATCCTCTCGATCGTTTACAGTTGCGTTGAATGTTGATCTTGCGCCGGAGCCGCCAAATCTCTTAACAATAAATGTATCGTTGCCGCCGATTGCTAGACCATTTTTAGCATTGAGTTTTCCTGCTACGTCGAGTTGGCCTCTAGCAGTTGTATTCTGGCCATTAAAAGTAAGAGCGTTATTAACTGCATCGACCTTCGGCTTTAACGTGTTGATTTGATTCTGCAAGTTTCCAGCTGCATCCGTGCCTAGTTGGTTCTTAATAGATTCAAACCATGCATCAAATAAAGCTCTCTGTTGCGTATAGAGAGCGTCCATATTTAGATTATTAACCGCACTGACAAAGCCACACGCGTTCTTGTCGAGTCGTGTATCAGTGATGTCCGCGTTAGTGATTGTTGAAACGTTAGCTCTAACCATTACATTAGCCAGCACTAAGTCGTACACAGCCCCTTCACGTACAGGCGTAGGCTTTACTGGTTGTGACTGAGGTGTACCTTTTACAACCTCTACTCGTATACTGCGCTGCGCCTTATTGTCGTCCAATCTCAGCACGATCAAATCAATGCGTGGCTGCGCATCGCTGTTTGGAATGATGATACGTGTTTCGTCCATGTTGTAACCAGTAGCACCATTGATAAGGCATGCTCCAGGCTTAACTGTTAGGCTCATACCTCCACCTGTAGCAGCTACGACCTTAAAGCTGTTATTATTGCCAATTCCGAACACCCCGTTCGTGTAGTAGTTCGATAGGATACTTCTTAAAACATCACTTCCTACAGCCCTATCAAACTGTGGGAATCCACTTTCATCAAAAGTAACCTCTGACGTAAATGGGAATGATTGCATTGCCATTATTATTCCTCACTTTCTGTATGCGACTGGCACTTTATCGCCAAACGTTAGACTTATCTCATGTACTGAATTTTTAAAGACTTCACGCACTTCTGTAAGTCGTGCCTGGAAGGCCATCTGGAAGTCGTCAATCAATAAATCGCACTTATCGCCTAGATTAAAGTCTTCCATGTATCGTAGACCGTTATTTCGAACTGCATCAAAAGATACATTAAGAATGCTTGCATGCTTCTTTTGCAGGTCTTCTTTTCCTGACTGAATAAGTCGGTTCTTATAAGCATCTAGTGATTCTTTTGTTGAGTCGTAAATCTCGGCTGTCTTATCAATGTACACGACGCGTCGATAATCTGAAGGATTGGCACGGAGGTCAACCGTTACGCTGACCTGCCTACCTTCCTCGTAGCTGCCATTGCCGATTACGATCGCATAGTTCTTTGATAATGTCGTATCCTTTACGATTTTTTCATTCTGGATATTTCTCAACTTCTCAGCGAACGATGCAAAGCTATTCTGTGTCTGTGATTGTGTACGATCTAAACCCTGCCACACCTTGAACTTGATTTGTTTATTGACATAGTCGTATAAGCAAGAGTAGCTCATCTGCTGCGTTTTCAGTAACGCATAAAGTGCTGTTGCCAATCCTTCACCTGTTGACTGTTTAGTCACGCTGGTGCCTAGTAGTGGTGAGTTCGCCTGCGCCTTAGTCAATAAGGGGATGTCGTCCATGTAGTTATCTACGATGGTTCTAGCCACCATCTCGATGTTGCCTGCATGCCTAAAGCGTGGATAAGTGATTTTATCGTTCAACTTGTACTCGTAAAAATACCCTGAGAGTAAAATCAACTGTCCGCTAGACTTGCGTGCATACTCAAATTTTTGAATCATGCCAAGCTCTGGCCGTGAACTATTGAATACATACTCCGCACCTGTGACGTATTGGTCTGCAGGAATCTGGACCATAAATTGTCCGGGTTCGTAGTAACGTCTAATCCACTGTAAATTGATGTAGTTGAAGTATTTGATAAGATTAAAATCTTTATCCAAGAATGCTAATTCCATCTATCCCTCCTGACTACATGCCTAAGTAGCGCTTATTGAAATAAACATAAACCGCCATATTTGAATCGCCTGTATCTGCACCGAATGAAATGTTGCTATCACCAACATCTAAGCGAATGTCTGTGAATGACGACGTTCTATCGATATGGTGTATCCAGTTCTCACCGTTCTTGGTGATTCGGTAGGATTCACAGTCAATGATTAGCAGGTCACCACTCACAAAGTTTCCAAGAACACGCACGTATGCGTCGTTCTTTTTAATGACAGGATTGCTGCAGCTGCCTTTGAAGTTAATTCTAATTACAGGCATAACCTCAGCATCGCCATCGTTGTTGATCGTGACTGTTTTCGAGAAGTTAAACGACTCAGCTACAATCTTAATTTTTCGTGTCTGAATGTATGGGAATGCGAAGCGTGGAGTTATGGACGCAATGTTCTGTCCGAAGTTATCCACTGATTTTAAGTGCGTATCCTCACAGTAGAACTTAACTGTCAGCTTCATCGGCATGTGGATGTTCTGTGAAGGACAACTAAAGCCTTCAATCACTCCATCTATCCAGCGTGTTTCACCTTGATAAGTGATAACGATTCTATACTTCATCTTCGGCCTGAAGAATGAAATTGCTTCACGTCGTAGCACTGCATTTAACTTCGTTAATACTGTCTTAGCTTTAATTTGTATTGATCTATCGTCAATGCGCATTCCAGTTAAAAGAGCGCCATCTTTGACAGCACTCTTTTCTGAATAAACGCTTATTTTTGGATAGTCGATACCTTCTAGGCCATCTGAAAGAATGCGCCACGCTGAGTCAGTTCCAAGTAGAAACTCTTTTCCGTCTTCACGTACGCATTTTACATTTACGATTCCACTCATTAGATACCACCTGCCAATCCAAACTGGAATGTGTTTTCTGCTTTTCTCATGATTGCATCTGGTGAAGTTTGAGTATCGTAGAAGTTGAACGTTGTGTTTCTGTTCATTCCTCCACTCATGTTCGCACTCATTGTTCCGAATGATGCAGAAACGTTAGCACCGATTTCATCTAGGTTCATAAGGTCTTCAGTTCCTTCCTCAAATCCAGCTACACACATTTCACCAATGTACTTAAACACGCGTGATGGTGAGTGAATTCCGAGCGTTTTCTTGAAACCATCAATGAATCCGTTTGCCAGGTCGCCCATCATACTAGCAAAGCCGCCCCACGCGTTTTTAATGCCGTTTTTAAGTCCATTTACGATGTCTTTACCAATTGACAACATTTTGTCCGGAATACTCTTAACGCCGTCTACAACGCTCGATACGAGGCTGCTAGCAGCGCTTGCTCCTTCGCTTGCCAAGTTCTTTCCCCAGTTGAGGACTGAGTCGATAACCTTACTCAAGAAATCAGCCACATTCTGTGGAAGATTTACAAAGAAATCAATCACACCTGCCACAAAGTCAGCACCTGCTTGAATCGCATTGGCAATCATGTTTGTAGCCCACTGCTTCACTTCTGACATGACATTGCTTAAGAAGTCAGCTACGTTCTTAGGTAGATTAACGAAGAAGTCAATCAAACCTTTAACAAAGTTTGTGCCTACTTCCTGACCCTTCTCGATTAACTGTTCACCCCATAGGATGATTGTTGCGATAAATGTTCCTAAGGCTAAGCCGATGTTGTACGGTAAGTTAACAAAGAAATCAATGATTGCCTGGATGAAGTCTGTTCCAACTTCTACCGCTTTGGCGGCTAGGTCTTTAGCCCATTGGCTGACTGAATCAATCACTCCTGTTAAGTAGCCTTTAATCTTCTCTGGAAGTTCGCTGAACCACTTTACTACAGCTTTGAATGCATCAGGAATTGTCTTTGTAAAGAAGTCCTTTACTGCACCCCATGCTTTCATCACTGCGTTTCTAAAGTCCTCGTTAGTGTTCCACAGGATTGCAATTGCCGCTATCAGTCCTGCAATGGCTGCGACAATCAGTACTACAGGATTGGCGCTCATCGCTGCGTTGAGTAGCCATTGTGCTACTGTTGCGCCTTCATTTGCTGCTTGGAAAGCCTTAAATGCAGCTGCCGCGCCCTGGATGGCTGATTGAATAGATAGAGCCACATTAAAAGTGATGATTGCTGCGGTTAGGCCACCAACTGCAGGCAGAACCTTATCCATGTTCTCACCTAAGAACTTGATTGCATCAGCAATTCCATTAAGAACTTCATTATCGCCTGCGGCCTCTGAGATAAACTCACCGATTGATTTGACAATCTCACTTACCGTTCCCACGAAGTCGTCCTTGAATGGTTGTAGTTGTGCTTCTATTCCTTTTCCGATTTGCTCTAGGATATTCTTGCCAATCGTTTGGATCGTTGGCGCTAAGTTATCCCATGCAGTCTTTAGACTGGCTAGGAATGTCTGCATTGCTGCGTCTACGTCACCATCTGGGTCACCCATAGCGGCTAGTAGGTTTTCAAACGATGCCTTTGCCGCATTCATCGAGCCCTGGATTGTTGTCTGTGCTTCCGCTGCAGCTACTCCAGCCACGCCCATGTTTTCTTGTACTAAGTGGATCGCATCGACGATATCTGCGTAACTACTGATGTCGAATTTTCGACCCATTGCTTCAGGCAAATCTTCGGCTGTTTTTAGCAGTCTTTTCATTTCTTCATTCGTACCACCAAAACCGAGCTTTAAGTTGTCTAGCATGGTGTAGTTGCCTTTAGCAAAGCCTTGATAAGCGTTTTGTAAAGACTCAATGCTAGTGCCCATTTTCGCTGAGTTGTCTGCCATGTCACTGATTGCGAGGTTTGCCTTTTCTGCAGCAGCCGCTACATCACCTTTGAGTGATTGCTTTAGAGCTGCGCCCATTGAGACAGCCTGCTCTGCGTAGGTATTCATTGAGATACCCATTTTCTGAGCTTGTAATGCATAGGCCTTCGCACTGCTACTCGCTTCTTTGTAAATTGTGTCTAAGCCACCGAAGGACTGCTGGATGTTGCCGAAAGCGTTAATTGCCTCACTGCCTAGATTGCGTAGGCCATCTACGGCTTGTGTCATTAAGTTGCCCGCAAGCGTGCCTAGTGCAGTAGATGCGGCGCTTCCGATTCTTGTCAGTCCAGTGGTGACACCGTCAGAGTCGAGTTTCGTATTAAAGACCAATGTTCCATCACTCATTTTCGTCACCTCCAATCTCAAATTGTTTACTAAATTCTTCTAATTCTTGTTTTTCTTGTTCGGATAGTTCTCTTTGGATTTCCCATGCATCGCGTAGTTCCTCGTAGACATCTACGTTTTGACGTGTGTCCTTCTTGTAGTTTCGCCACTTCATGACGTCGTCCAATTTCGTGCCATTTAAGCCCTTTAGAAGCGCCAGAAATTTCCACCAGTGTAATTCTTCAACCTCTATCAAATCGATGTTGTACTGCTGCATAAACGCGGCATAAATCAAATCTGAATCGATTTCATAGTCTAGGGTGATTACTTGGTCGTCTGTTTGCCTGGTATTTCTAGGCAAAGGGTTTTTAGGATTGGCAAACTCGAATAGGTCTTTTAGGTCTATTCGATACGGCATGTCATTTTTAAATAAAAAAGCTACGTCAAAGCCTTTCCCATTGAGTAGTGCTTTATTTGCCTCAATCATGAATTTCATCCAAACTCGAAAATCCGTATAAATTGAAAAGTCCTTACCATGTATACGGATTGTATTAGGTAAGGACTTAGCGGTTAGATCAAGCATTATTTCTTAACTTTTGAGACAGAATCCATCAGTTTGCTGAAGGACTGTAACTTCTCAAGCGGAATCCGACTCAATTCTTCACTGCTCTTTTCTGCTTGATAATTCGCTAGTGGATTTTCGTACGCATCTCTAACTTTGAAGATTGCCAGCGTGATGTCGTTTAGGTCCATCTCATCTAGTTCCTCTGTGCCAAAGATTTCCTCGATAGCCTCTTGGCCCACCAACTTAGCGATGAATTCAATCATCTTTTTGTACTTCTCTCTGTTTGGAAGATTTGTTGCGTCAAGCTTGAAGATTGAATCCAAGTCCTCCCAGATTGCCATTGTTTTCTTAGGCAAATCGTAGCTTTTTCGATTAAAAATAACAGTGTATTGCATGCTTGCTTTCCTATCCTTTCAATTCTTAATTAAGCGCCTGCTGTAAATGTAGGCTTATTTGCTGTGATTGCTACTTTACCAGGAACAATTGGACCGAAGTGGAGTGCGAATGTAATCTTCTGATCCACTGTATTTAGTTCCTTGATTTCGATTGTGCATGAAGGGCAACTCCACGCATCATATGGTGTCTTAGTGCCAGCGAAAACGAGCAAGAATTCCTTTTTTGCATCTTCGCCTGTTGCACGCTTCTTAGCTAGGGAGTAGATGAAGTCGAATGCTGGATCGCCTTCATTTGTAACTAGTTCTTGGTCCATTGAAGGAACGTAGCTAGTAAGTTCTGTAGTTGGTGATTCATCCTCGATGTAGTCACTCTCTTCTGTCTTTGCATTGAATGATAGTGAGAAGACAGTTGATTTACCAATACGAGCCCAGTTTTTCTCTGTTGTTGTGCTTGTATTGATAAAAGGGATAAATTGATGCTTTCTAAGTCTTGTAAGTGCCATTTATAAGCCCTCTCTTTCTCTTGTGTATGTTATTTCGATGGATAACTGATAAACAGTATCGGATGAGTCTGTACTCAACGGATACGGGCTTCCTGTAACGCTAATGTTAAGAATTTGTCTTCTTCCGTCTAGTGCAGGATACTCATGCACGAATGGATAGTCATCCGCCCAGTAGGTTAACTTCTCTAATTGCTCATCACTGTCTTTTCTATCGTCCTCTGACAAGCTGTTAAGTCTTGCCAGTAGTTGATAGTACTCAGTGATTTCATAGCTGCTGTCTACGTGACTTACGATGTTACGCTGTGGGCTTTTGAACAGTCCATATTGATCACTTCCATCTGAGACGTGGTTTGTGTCTACGACTATGCCGTCGTATTCTGCTAACCACTTGCTGATTGCTTCTGAAATTGTCATCCGTTACCTCCTGTTATGCGCTTGATTCCACGTAGGATTTTTTCTTTTCCGCCTTGAGCCTTCATGCGTTCGAACCAGTAGTTCCCACGCATAGGCGCATCCTGGAAGTCTGCTGGCATGTAGTACCAACGACGAGCGTATGGTGTGCGATAGCAAAGTTTGCCGCTGCCTATTTTTGTGTTGATAATTCCTGATTGAATTAAGGCTCCAGTATCCTTCGGAACGTATGGATCGCATAGCCGAAGGCACTCGCTATCAATGAACTGTTGCACAGTTCCGCCTTCGTTGATTCCCCTGCTCTCTGCCACTTCTTTAGGCTTGATGTCTACAGACTTAAGGCTGAAGTGAAAAAGTTCACTCATCAGTAAATAACCACCTTTATGTTCTTCAGGTGGTCTCTTTTAGAGTTGTCATTCACCACACGGATGATTCCGCTCTTAGGATGTCGCTTTATCATGTCTGATAGACGGCTTCCTTTGTCGTTTGTAGGGGTTTCTGCTACGTTTCCGAAGAAGATTCCATCCTCTTCTGTAAACGTGCTTAAATCAAGCGAAAATGGCTCTTTAAACGTGACTGTAGTAGTCTTGACTGTCTGTAGCTTGCCGCCTTCCAACTTCTTTTCGATTTTATCGGACCATTGGCAGCCGTCGACGACCGTGCGCTTATAGCCTGCGGCCTGTTTCTGATAAACCGTGACCGTATCTGTGAAGACTGCCATTAGTATGCCCTCACTAGGCCAGTGCCTGATAGCCACTTACGGATGTTCTTGTGCAGTTCTTCCGTTGCTTGCGATTGTGTCTGCAGCACGTAGCTTTCGCTATATCCATCGTTTGAAACAGAAGCAACGCCCTGGCCTGCCTTTGTGCCAACTGTAGCGTTGTAGTTGATAACGTTGCAGATGCAGTCGAGCAGCTGTTCGTAGTAGATTTCGTTAGTTAGGTTTGAATTGTTTGCTACCCAGTTTGTGTAATGGATAACGCCCATAACGTTACGAATCTCACTCTCTGCTTGCTTTTCTGCTTTATCGAATTTATCTTCAGAAACAATGTCATGAAGGGAGCGATAACGCTCCCATGTTAGTAGGCTCATATGTTCCACTCCCTTCTGTTAATCTATTGATTAAACGTGCTTACGAACACGTACTAAAGCCTGGTTTGTAACCTTGAACGCAGAGTTCAATTCAACCTGTGCTTTGGATCCAGCAAAGTTCTCGGAGTCAACGATACGTGCAACTGAGAAGTTAGGGATGATTGATAAAGCTTCATGGTTGTACATGATGAAGTCTACCTTAGCGAATGGTACTGTCTTCAATGCGTTAGCAGAATCGTAGTACTTACCCTGTGTTTCAGCTAATGCAGAAACTTCGTAGAATGTGCAACCCAACCACTTACCAATCTGGCCAGTAGCGTTTGTGAATTCGTTTGACTGTGGTACGAATTCGGAGCCTGCTTGTTCTAGGATTGCTGCGTATAACTCTGGTGAGCAGAGTACAACGTCTGCGGAACCCTTAGCAGCTACGATTTCCTTACGAACTGCGATAACTGCCTGTTTAACAGTCTTAGCTGTGATAGCGTCTGTTGCTGTAGCTGCCTTACCTTCATTGATTAAGCATGCTAAGCCAGATAAAGTCCAGCTTTCAGAAACTTCTTCATTTGCCACCTTTAAGGATTCATTTGCTAATGGTGTAGAAACTGCCGCAGCCTGTACGCCATAAATCTTCTTTGACTTCTGAAAGTTGTTGTTGAATACAACTGGGATTAGGTCATCTCTAGATGCTTCATCCACGAAGTCGCGACCTGGTGTGCCTACTTCAACTGCTGTAGTTCCTAACTTGCGAACGAAGATTCCGCCTGCTGCGCCTTCCTCGTACTTAGATGTGAATGTTCTACCATCTGCGAATGGTGTTTTGTGATATAAGTTTGGTTCTAGTGTAGCTTTGTACTTTTCATCTACATGAATTTGTCCATAAATAACTGCCATATTTTAATTTCCTCTTTCTACCCTTTATAGAATGGGTTGTTTTTGTATTGCTCATCTAAATAGCTAGATGGCGCTGGCGGAGTTGAAATTCCACCGATTGGATTGAAGTTTCCTTGTGGTTTCGGCTGTTCTGTTGCAAATAAAAAGGCAGAGTCGTCAGCCTTCTGTAAAGCTTCTAACGCTGTCTTAATGTCTTCAGCCTGATTCTTTGATTGCTTTAACGCATCAACGTCAAGTAAAGCCTTGATTGCTTTGGCATTTTTGCCCTTTAGTGTGTTGATATTCGTGTTAATCAAATCATCGAAGTCGCGGTCTGCTAATCTCTGCGCAAATTCCACATCCTTTTGTGTTAGTTGGCCCTTAAGGTCTTCAATCGTTTGTGTTAATGCTGTTGGATCTACATCCTTGAACTTGTCGAGTGATGCAGTCAACGTCTTAACTTTTTCGTCCGATGCATCCAACTTTTCTTTTTGCTTATTGTAGTCTGCTATCGGTTTGTAGTTCGCCTTCATTTCTGTTTCAACGGTTGCTAGCTGATCGTCTGTCACAGTTATTCCAGCTTGTTTTAGAATCTCTTTAAAATCCTTCATTTTTTCCTCCTTAAATGTCTTCTATACCGCGCTTTCCGCGGTGTGGGATATATGAAAAAGACACCTCAATTTGAAGTGTCTTAATCAACTATTTAAATATCTCTTCATTGCCCTCGATAAAAGTGTATAGAGCAGTTCCAAGTTTTTCTACTTGTTCTTCTGTTAATCCGATACTAAACATTTCATCAAGACCATGCACGCATTCGTGTAAAAAGGTTGATTTCTTTTGCTCATCCTTTGCTTGTGGGTTTAATTTAATAATTTGATTAAGATAATTGATTTGCCCATATAAGTCGCTTTTTTCATCGTGAATGTTCAGTTCATCAACAACCTTATAACTTTTAAATAATATCTTTACTTCTGCTGGTATCTTCATATTTCCTCCTTTCAACATAAAAAAGCACCCTACTTAGAGTGCTTGCTATTTATCATCAGTTGTTTTGGAGTTGGCCATTTGCTCTTCGGCTTCATGTTGCCTTAAATCTTCCATGAACAACTTATGATACTCTTCCATTGTTAGTTCTTCGCCATCAAGCATGGTATCAATTCCTTTCTATACCTAGATTGTACGATTGTTTCAAGAATTTTTCAACAACTTCATCGTAATCCACATTCTTTTCTTTAGTAAGAGACCCCATTAAGTCATATACGCCTTTTCTATCATATTTCTCATTCTTGGTCATATACCACACATTTCCTTTATTGGTTACGATTGTCATTGTTTTGATGCTGTCGTATTTCAAAAAGAATCGTATATCCTGCATAGAAAAATAAGAGAGACCAGGATGGTTGTGTAATAATTCTAAGCTTTGCGGTTCTGATGTTCTAAGCAAATGGTACATATCTGTATTCGCCTCCACATTTATAGAATCCATATCACCTGCCGCATAGGAAGTCTGTATTGCCTTATTGACAGAAATGATTTGAGCCACCTCGTTACTATTGTTATGAATCATAGAAAATTTAAGTAACTCACGATGAGCTTGTGCCAGCATTTCAGCCTGTTCGTCAGTCATGTAGTTAGGCCGCACGTGCTTTACCTTCTGCATTGCTACATCAGTGATAAGGACCTTATTGCCTTTCTTGTGCTGACTGAGTTCATTAAGCATATTTTGCCACTTGCTTCTCTCACCACCAACCAGCAATCTGTTTTCTTTAGGCTTGAGATTCATAGCTTCACTGAATCGCATGTACTCAGCCTTATTTGCGCGTATCTGTGCAGCGATTTGACTACGGTCGGTATTTTCATCGGCCACATACTTTTCGCGCTTTAACGCTCTTATTTCGCGTTCCATAGCGCGCATCTGTTGCGTCGCTTCGTAGCGTGTGTAGGTTCTGCCTTTGTACTCTACTGGATCAGGCTCTTTCAGTGGTTCAGGAATCTCGCTGATTCCTTCCCAGAATGGATAGAACATGTGCGTACAGTTTGGCCCTTGCAGGCCTTCAGGTCTACCATACGCGCAACCCTCGCCGAGTGGAGCGTGGATGTCTGGGTACTTCTTTGATTTGCCAGACATAGAATAGACTTTATTTTGGAAGTAAACGTGCGTATCGCGACTTCCTAAGTGTTGGCTGATAATTACTAAGTCCCGCCCTGTGGTCTTGCAGTTAGCCTCTGTTATCTTTCCTGCCAACTGCGCGGTAGATGTACGTACGATCATGCGTACGGCCGTATCAACTTGATAGGTTCGACCGCTTGCGTAGTCAACTGTGCGAAGGCCGCTTCTTGTGAATTCTTTAATCACATCATCGCATGCTTGCCTATAACTGTACGTGCCAGTAGATACCTTCAGCAATGCCAGGTCTAGCGACCTTTGATAAGCTTCGGCTGTCTTAACTGTACCTAACAGCGGACTCTTGAATGCTGTCGTTCCGCTGATATTCTTTAAGTCGTTTTTAGCCTGTGCCTTAAATCCATCAGTGATTTGCTTCATCGAGTTCGGTTGTTTTAGATCCACACCGCCTTGCTCCCACATGGATAGGTCTTCGTTGAAAGCCATCTCACCCGCTTCACCTATCAGCTTATCGCCTGCTTCTTTAGCCGTCTTAACCGTTTCGGCTATCTTCTGCTTCACCTCTTGCTTGTATGCGTAGGTATTTTCAGCGACCACGCGTCTGTATTCTGGAGTAGCGTTCAGTTTCTTCATTACTTCCGCGTGGATTTCTGCAGCGCTATACCCGTTCTCATGCATTGACTTGGCCATGATTTCAGCAGTCTCGGTTAGTCGCTCTGTCTTTCTGACTCTTCGAGCAATGTCCTGCAGAACCTCACGCTCCAGCTCTTGATATAGACCAACTAAGTACTTGTCGCCTAACAGTTCAATCTGTTCTTCAGATAGCATTGGCTAGTCCTCTAGGTCTGTGTTGTCGTCCTGCGTTGTTGTACTTAGGTACTTGACTGCTTCTTCGTGTTCACAATTTAGGCGCTTCATGATGTACTGAATCTTGAATTCCAATACATCCGGAAAACTCAGCGCATCGTTGCGCCAGCCATCTAGTTCTGTTGCTTTATCGGTAACGTAGCTATCGTCGAACTCCACCAGGATTTCTTCGTCTGTTGACCATTCTGTTTCGCCACTGAAAGTGTTATGGAACCAAATCAACGCGTGAACTAGATCTGTGATGTAGTCGATTGACTCTACACGTTGCTTATTTAGTTCCTGCATCGAATCTTGACGTTGCCCCACGTATTCCGTGGCCGTCTTGATTTCACCACTTTCCAGTTGGTATTTCTTGGAGCCATAACCGAATGAAAGTGATAGAAGACTCAAGCACAGATTAAACACTTCCTTAATCTGGGCTGTTCTGATTTCTGGATTGTATTCGTAGATGAGTTCCTTTTGCTCTGGCAACCTTTCACCCAGCAAGATAAAGAGTTTCTTCTGTTCTTGTGTTAGAAAACTATTGCCATTTTGGTCCTTCTGCATGCTTGCCATTATTTCGTTTATAAACAAGAGTTTCTGGCCCTTATCCAAATCGCCAAATAGCACAGAATAGCATAGGTCGATTGTCTTTAAGAACGGAATAGCAGTGTAAAGTTTTGGATAGCCATATCCCTGCATGCCATCGAAGTTATTAACTTCAGCTGTACGCATAATTGCAAAGGGCTTAACTTCACCAAGCTGCAGCATTGTAGCCTTATCTGTCAGCTCACTGTCAGCATTGAAGTAGTACGATTCTGCTGTGTACTTGCCATCCGTCTTTCTGAAGACTACAAGTGTTGTTAACTGCGCTCCGTTTAAATAGCCACTACCTAAGAATGCGCAATCGATAATCTCGTCATTCTCTACTCTGATTGGCACGATGCAATTAGATGACACGTAGTTGATCTTGATGTCTCCACCTCGCACTTTTCCATCGTCATAGATTTCAGCGTCTTCAAGTCTGACGTATGCGCCGACTGTACCAGTTGCAGCCATTTCCTCTAGTTGCTTTCTATACATCTTGCTAAACTTGTTATCTCGTAAGAGTTCCAGCACTCCCTCGAACTTTGCTTCGCTTTCGCCTGCGTTAACCTCTACAATTTCGCAAAGGTTAGCATTGTCAGCACAAAGGCGCTTTGCAAAGCCTAGCTGTGCAACTTCTACGTTTACACCATTCAAGTTAGTGCGCGTGTGGAATCCATCCACGTCGTTATTCGAATACCAGTCGTAGCAATTTTTGATTACGTTTGCCGCGCGCTGGTTGTACTGTATTCCTAGTTCTTTCAATTTCTGAAAGGCTGGTGATTGCATTTCGGTTGTATTCATTCCTACCTCCTCAAATCAATAAATTCAATAAAGTCTAAAAAGGTATAACAGAATGCGTCATACCAGTCGTTACAGTTGTTTATGTTCTTATCTTCTGGGATGTCTTTTTTCTTTTCATCCCACACTAGGCTACTTAGAGCCTTCAAAACGTCAGTGCATTCAGCACTAAACTTAAGCCGTCCAGACGTTAATAGCATGTCAACGAAACGCGGGCGGTCCTTTATTTCGTTTTTGCGGCAGCCCTTGATGTTTCGTGCATTTAGCCCGTTCTTAATTGCTGCGGCTCGTAGGCTGTTAATCATGGTCGTACTGGCGCTATCTGGGAATATCCAGTCAACGCGACCGTACTTCTCTATGGCCAGTTTGTAGAACGTTATAAACGCATTGCATATTTCTTCACTGCCAATCGTCGAAGTTAACGGTAGGCCGTACTCTTCGAGAACTTTGAACTCCTTATAGCCATTTATGTATCCAGTTAGCACAAAGGTTGTCTTAGAACCATTGCCTCCGAAGTCGATTCCCATGACGAGCTTTGAGAATGCCCACTCGCCTTCGCTATATGTGTACTTGCTTGGTTCTTCGGCTAAGTAAGGGAATAACAATCCCTCTGCTAGCACCCATAGGCCTTCAATATAGCGCTTGTAGAACACTCCGCTGTATTGATGTTCATATCTCAGTCGGATGCGCTCAGAAAGGCTCAGATTGTCCTTCATCGTAAAGTGCAGATAGAGAACATTCTTTTCTTCTGCCTTATCAATCCAGTTCTTCTTGAACCAATGGTCAGGCCCTTCTGGGTTGCAGTTGAACCAGAACTTTGAACCATCGACCGAACATCTTGCAGTAGCCTGATTTACAAACGATTCAGGCATCAGCCCGACCTCATCAAAAAAAGCACCGGCAGCTGTTATACCCTGAACGAGGTCCTGCGATGCTTCATCTTTTCCTCCGAACACGTAGTAGTAGTTTGTGATTCCACCTTTGCTAATCTCTAGTAAGTTTTCGCTTCGTTTATCTTCGTAGCTATATCCTCTGCCCACTAGCATGCGTTTTAAAGGCCCTATAACGTTACGTCTGAACGAGCCGATTGTTTTACCGGACATGATAAAGTTCTCACCTGTAAACGACGTTTGCGCCCATATAACGAAGGACAGAGACATGCTGACTGTCTTACCCGATCTAATCGAGCCGTCGGCAATAATTCCGTCGTAGTCATTGACTGGTGATTCGTCCATCCACCAGTTTAAGATTTGGCGCTGCTTCCTACTGAACGGCATAAATTTGAAAACACTAACCTGTTTCATTCCAGTCGTCCTCTATCGTTCCCTTTAACGCCTCTATGAATCCGTCATCATGCACCGCGATTTCTTGTTGCTGTTCTATCTTGTCGCGCTGGCCTAACAGGTTCTTGCCGAGAAATATCTGCATTGTTATGTTTCCGCTGGCGGCCGACTTCCATTGCAGCCGTCGCAGGCTCGCCCTGGCGTCGTTCAAGCCGTCCTGATACGCTTTATTAAATTGCCTCCGGCGTTGTAGGGTTTTAACGCTACAGCCCAGCACGCTTGCGATTTCTTCTTGTGTGCAGCAGATTTTGGCTAGATTTTTCACGGTGTCATAATCAATTTTGACTTTCTTTCTTCCCATGTGTTTCTCTCACCTCCGCTCTGCTGTACCTCCTGTTTATTTCTTTTTTCTGTTTGGGTTTGTTTCTTCGTTTAGAAGTTTTGCTTTCTTGCCGGTCATCTTCTGCCAGCGGTCGATTATTACGTCAACAAAGCGTGGATCTAACTCCATCAAGTAGGCACGTCGCTTTAATTGCTCCGCCGCTATCATCGTTGAACCGCTGCCACCAAAGAAGTCTACGACAATCTCACCCTTGTTGCTGCTGTTTGCCATCAATCTGCCGACCAGTTTAATCGGCTTCATTGTTGGATGCAGGTCGTTGGCTGCCGGCTTATCTTCATGAATGATTGTTGACGCTGCTCCGTCGTCCTGGTGTTCTTTGATGTATTCAATCAGCTGTGCCTTAGTCATCTCTTTGAAGTTCGGTTCGTTTTCTATGACTGTTGTCTGTGAACGGTCATCAATGAAGAAGTGGGCACCACCGTCTTTCCAGCCATAAAGGCACGGCTCGTGCTTCCAGTGATAATCTTGGCGGCCAAGAACTAGGCTATTTTTAACCCAGATTAAGCACTCTCTGACTACCCCCCCCCGCTCGTTTTAGAGCGCTTCGGAAGTTTGCGCCCTCTGAGTCTGCGTGGAAGATATAAAACACGCCTCCTGCTTTAAGACTGTTCAGCATGTTGTTGTAGAAATCTGTCAGAAAGTTAAAGAAGTTATCATCCGACATGCTGTCGTTCATTATGTTCCCTGCCTTGCTGTGATAGTCGACGTTGTACGGTGGATCTGTAATGCATAAGTCTGCAATCTCGCCATTCATCAATTGCTCGACGTCTGTTGCGTCTGTGCTGGATCCACACATAAGGCGGTGTTCGCCAAGTTGGTATATGTCACCAAGCACCGCATTTGGCGTTGCCGTCAATTCTGGATCGTAGTCGTCCTCGTATGCTTCCGGTTCTTCTTCCTGGTCTAGGCCGTCAAAGAATCCAAAGTCCGACATGTCGAAGATGTCGCTCAAATCTTCCAGCTCGTCCTGCAGCAATTCTTCATCCCACTCTGCAATCTCTGCGACTTTGTTGTCGGCTAATCTGAACGCCTGTACTTGCTCCTGCGTTAGGTCGGTTGCAATGATACATGGCACTTCTTCTAGGCCGAGGCTCTTTGCCGCTGCTAATCTGGTATGGCCACAAATCACTGTGTGGCTTTCGTCCACGACAATCGGAACCTTGAACCCGAACTCGCGGATTGAGTTTGCAACGTACGGAACCGCCTTTTCATTCTGGCGTGGGTTCTTCTGGTATGGGTGTATATCTTCCGTCTGCAGATAGACGATTTCTTCGGTTTGACTCATTCGTTGGTGTGTCCTTTCTTTTTTAGTACAGAACTTAATCACGCGACTGCTTTTTGTTCTTTCGCGTTTATTCGTGTTTTGACTTTTAGTCAGTTCTGCTTTTTCTGTATTGAAAAACCGCGGCTCACTCGTTATGGCTCTGTTTCCTTTTTTGTGTTCCACGGTTTTGTTTCACGATTTTGTTTTTTAAGATTATTCTTGCGTTATTCTTGTTTTTCTTTTCCTGGTGCTGGCAAGGTTTTAATTTTTTCGCCTATATAGTATATATTCTGTCTCTTAT